ATAAAAGATCATTTGTCCATAAATCTTATTGTAAAAAATCAAAAGAAGAAAATCTTTTAAATAATATAACCATTGCTGAACAACCTAACGATTGTATCTCACTTAAAACAAAATCGAATGAAAGATTGGAATTTCTTGGCGACGGTGTACTGGAATGTATTACAAAATACTATTTGTATAGAAGATTTCCTAAGGAAAATGAAGGTTTCATGACTACAAAGAAAATTGCTCTTGTTAAAAATGAAACAATTGGAAGAATGGCATATGAAATGGGATTGAATAAATACTATGTTCTTTCAAAAAATGCCGAAGAAAAAAAGACAAGAACAAATCTAAAAAAATTGGGGTGTTTATTCGAAGCTTTTTTGGGTGCGCTTTTTCTAGATTTTAATAAAATTTCAATACATGATGATGATAAATGGTTTGATAATGTGTTTGTCACTGGTCCGGGGTTTCAAATTGCTCAAATTTTTGTAGAAAATATTTTTGAAAATCATGTAAACTGGACAGAACTTATCAATACCAACGATAATTATAAAAATCTTTTACAGGTCCAACTTCAACAAAATTTTAAAGTAACGCCTATTTATAAAGAAATTTCAGACTGGGATGAAGAACATGGATACCATATGGGTGTTTATTTGGCTATTAACTATCAGTCTCATGAAATTATACATAATAAAGTTATTTCAATTGACCATTTCATGTCCGAACATAAAATTGCTATGAATATGCTTGTAAGTAATAATGATATTACTAATCCAACGAAAATACAAAAAATTAAATTATACTACGACAATAAATGTGAAACAAGCGAACAAGTAAAACTTATTGTATTTTTAAGTGAATCTAAACATAAAATAAAAAAGAAAGCAGAACAAACCGCTTGTAAGTTGGCTTATCATAATTTAACAAATAACTAACTCACCAACCAGCATATGTTATTTCCATTGTAGATATATCATTTTCTCGGAAAAATTTCAGAACATCTCGACGTGTTCTTAACTCAAAATCACGTGGTAAATTATTTTCAACCCAATGTGTTAATAAAATACGTCTTTCGTTTGAACGTACCTTTGATATAATATTTTCTGGATATTCTTTCAAATATTCATGTGGATACTTCGCAATATAATACCTATACAACAAGTGTTTTTTTATAAATCTTAAATAACGTCGGTAATTATCCATATCATATTGTAAATGACGCGGGTATTCAAACTGGTCATCTCGTAGTCTATGTTTTTTGTAAGTTTTTTGTAAAAATTTTATTTTATTTAAATATAATTTTTTTATTTCATTATTAGAATACTTATTTACACGACAAGAGTCAATTAAACTTCTTAGTGATACATATTTATTTATATGTTCTTTTACAACGTCTTCTGGTATAGGTGTTTTCGTGAGTAATTCGATAAGAACCATTTTCTATTATGATTTTTAATAGAAATTAATTTATTCAATTTAATTAATTTTAATAGAATGGCAGATTTTAGGTGATACCTTTTTATATTCAACATTTTCCTTGAACACTATTTTATTTCTTGGTATTTTTATTGTTAGAATTTTTCTTTTGCTTTTTCTTTTGCATTTTTTATTCATTCTTTCACCTTTTCCTAATCTGGGATATTTTCTTTCCATAAATTATTTATAAATAAAACAATATAATATTTTTTTATATTATATTTTTATAAAGTATAATGGAATCATTATATAAATTATTACAAAAACAAGAACCCTTAAAACAAAAAAAATTTAAGACAACAACCAAAAAATTAATTGAACGAGCTACTATGAAACCAAGCGTGGATGCTGGTGCTGATGCTGGTGCTGATGTTGGTGCTGATGCTGGTGCTGATGCTGGTGCTGATGCTGGTGCTGATGTTGGTGCTGATGTTGGTGCTGATGCTGGCAGTAAAAAAGGTATCGCAAAAAAAATAAACATAACAAAAAGTACAGATGAATTTAATATTGAAGATTATATGGCAAAACTTAGACAGAAAAATTTACGGGTTTTTAAAAGTAAAAAGAATCAGCAAAAAGACGGTAGTAATAAGTTACAAAGAAAGGTTGACGAACTTGAAAAAATCATCGAAAAAAGAGAAAAAGATCTTGAGCAAGAAAAAAAAGAAGATGTAAACGATGGGGAAAGTAAAACCGCCAGAAAAACACGTAAAAGAACAAGACCAGTTGTTGCTCCTTCATTTGACCCCGAAGTTTTAATTGAAACAGATACATCTAGATTACAATTGGTCGAGATTAATGGTGAACCTATATTATCAAGATTCCCTGAAAAAATGTCGCATATTAATTTAAAATCTTCACAATACCATCTCAACAATAGAGAAACATTTTTAAATTTTATAAATACTGTTTTCGCACCATATCGCATAGAATCACAAAAAGACGATGATAGTGTTTCATGTAAAAATATAAACGATACTAAGAAAAGTGGGAAATTCTCTCTTTTACTTCACCAGAAATTAGTGAGAGACTATCTTAATATTAATACACCGTACCGTGGATTATTTCTTTATTTCGGATTGGGTGCCGGTAAAACATGTTCTTCGATTGCTATAGCAGAAGGTTTGAAAGACTTTAATAAAATTATTATTATGACACCTGCATCTCTACAGCAAAATTATATTAATGAAATAAAATTTTGCGGTGATTTTATTTTTAAAAAAAACCAGAGATGGGATTTTATTAAAGCTGACGGTAATGTTCATATCATTGAAGCTTTGTCTCATTTTTTGGGAATTCCAAAAGATTATGTTGAGAAGAAAAACGGTGCTTGGTTGATTGATGTAAGGAAAGAATCTAATTTTTTAAATGACTTAACAAATGATGAACAAAAAGAAATAGAAAAACAAATAGATATTATGATCAGAAATAAATATCATTTTATCAATTACAATGGATTACGTAAAGAAAGATTTGAACAAATGGAACGAGATGGTGAAGCAAAGGGTGGCAACTTTTTCAATGATACTGTTGTTATTATAGACGAGGCTCATAATTTTGTTAGTCGTATTGTTAATAAATTAAATCAGGGTGGTGTTATAAATACAGATGGTACCGTTGGTGGGAGAAAGAAAAATGCCGCATCCGACTCCATTTCAATGAAATTATATCACTATTTAATGGATGCTGACAACTGTAGAATTGTATTTTTAACGGGTACACCTGTTATTAATTATCCCAATGAAATTGCTGTATTTTTTAATATGTTGCGCGGTTATATTAAAACGTATACTCTTAAATTACAAAGAAATTCCAAATCTCGCATTAAAAAATTAAACTTACCCGTTATTAAAAAAATGTTAAAGGGTAACAATATAGATTACATTGATTTTAAACCATCTACTAATACTCTTACCATTACAAAAAATCCATTCAATTTTACAAATAAATATAGAGATAAGGAATATATTGGCGTTGAAGTTAAAAAAGAAAGCAGTGATATTGATTTTTTAAAAAAAATCATTAAATCTCTTAGTAGATTTAAGATTAAAGTTGAAACTCCGATTAAACGACCCGAAAAATTCAAATGCTTACCAGATAACATAGATAACTTCACTAATTTATTTATCAATCAAAAAACAAACAAGTTGAAAAACACAGTTATGCTCCAAAAAAGAATTCTAGGATTAACATCATATTTTAAAAGTGCGGATGAAAAACTATTACCAAAATTCGATAAAATAGAAGACGTTGTTGAGATTAGAGTTGAAATGAGTTCTTATCAATTAGGTATTTATGAAAAGGCAAGGGTCGCCGAAAGAAAAGAAGAGAAAAGAAACGCTGTTAATTTAAAAGGAAATAAAGTGGCAAATCTTTACTCGGAATCAACATCCACTTATCGTATATTTTCAAGAGCCTTTTGTAATTTTGTTTTTCCATCTGAGATAAGAAGACCTATGCCAAACGATAAAATATTGGAAGATACTGGTGAATCGGGAGGAGATGCGGGCGCGGGAGCAGTTGAAACAGGAGCAGTTGAAACAGGAGCAGTTGAAACAGGAGCAGTTGAAACAGGAGCAGTTGAAACAGGAGCAGTTGAAACAGGAGCAGTTGAAACAGGAGCAGTTGAAGTAGAACTATTGGATACTGGGGGTGGAGAAAGTAAAAAAAATACTTTTAAAGTAAAAGATTTTAATAAAGACGCTGTTCATTTTTTCAATGAGGGTGGTATTGAAAGTGACGTTAAATTAATAGATGCTGATGATTCAAAACAACCAGATAGAGCTAGTAAAGCGGCTCTTTATTTAGAACGCATACAATTTGCTTTACAAAAGTTAGCCACAAATGGTGAAACATATTTAAGCGGTGACGGGTTACAACAATTGTCTCCAAAATTTCATAAAGTAATTGATATCATCAATGATGTTGAAAATAGAGGTACGCATTTAATATATTCTAATTTCAGAACTATTGAAGGTATTGGTATTTTAAAACTTGTTTTGGAAGCAAACGGCTTTGTTCAGCTTAAAATTGGCAAAAATAAAACATCTTCAAATAAAGCAATTTATCCCGAAATACCCATTAATGAATACGTCATTACAAATTTAGAAGAAGTTAGAGCTAATGATTCTTTTGCCCTGTTTACCGGAACTGAAACTGTCGAAGTAAAAGACATAACTCGTTTAATTTTCAATAGCCAGTGGGATAAACTTAATCCTTTTATTAAAGTTCAACTCAATACAATACATAGTAATAACTATTATGGTGAAATAGCAAAATGTTTTATGATTACCAGTGCTGGTGCCGAGGGAATCACCTTAAAAAATACAAGATATGTTCATTTAATAGAGCCTTACTGGCATCCTGTCAGAAAACAACAAGTAATTGGTCGCGCTGTTAGAATTTGTAGTCATGAAGATTTACCAGAACGAGATAGAAATGTCAAGGTTTTTAAATACTTAGCCGTACTCAGCGATAAGCAAATTTATGGAGATCCAAAATCATCTGACCCAAAAGATAAAGACCCCATGATATCTACTGAAATGCGTCTTAAGGATGTTAGCAAAATAGATAAGAAAACAGTATTGACCAGTGACCAAGCCCTTGATGAAATTTCAGGTATTAAAGAAAGTATTAACGAGGAAATTTTGTTTGCTATTAAATCTACTTCAATTGATTGTAAAATACATAACAAACCTGGAAGTCCTGAATATGCTCAATGTTTTTCTGTAACATCTGCTAAAGCAGATAAATTCTTATATAAACCTTCTTACGATACAGATGAAAAGGATGATGCACGACAAATTAATGTTCGTAAAGTAGAGAGTAAGGGTGAAATAGAAATGAATATTCCCGGAATGGGTAAAGTTATGGTTGACGCATCATATAAAAAAACCAAAACAGGTTTTATATATGATTGGGAGGACTATAAGGCGTCTAATATTAAAAGGAAAATAGGTAAACTTGAACCCCATCCAACCAAAAAAGGTAAGACCGTGATTAAAAAATATAAAAATTGATTTTAAATATTTAAGTTTTTAAAATATTTAAAATAGTACTTCATGTGTGAAATAAATAGTCCAAGTCAAAATATTGGCTGGATTTATTGTTTAACTAACCCATGTATGCCCGGGTTAGTCAAAGTTGGAATGACTAAATCTCAAAAAAGATTACCCAGTATTCGCGCTAGTGAGTTATTTACTACGGGTGTCCCAGTCCCTTTTATTGTTGCTCTAGAAAAAATGGTAATTAACCCTGTGGAGAAAGAAACTTCATTACACAATTTACTTTCAAAATATTCGGAGCGTATTAATAATGGTAGAGAATTCTTTAAAACTCCTGTTGAAACAGTTAAAGATTTCTTCGATTTAATAGACGGTGTTGAGAAGAAAATTGTAACATCCAAAACTCAAATAACAGAAAGTAAAACTATAGAATTTGAATTGGCTACTGAATGTGATGTTGTAAAAAAATATTGGTCAAATTATCCTGAACAAAAACAACAGCTAATTGAATGGAAGATAGAGTACAATAAAAAAGCACGTAATCCCGATATAAACGGAAAAAGAAATACACCTTCCACAACGGCTGAAAGTGGTTCGCTGGAATTAAAAGCAGCCAATCGTAGACAAAGAATTCGCGCCAGACAAGCTACTCCAAAATGTTGGCCTCAAAAAGAGGATGACCTCCAAACCACGCAGTATAAAGAAAATATGATTGCTAAAATCGTTGGTGGAAGATGGTTTGATAGAAATTAAATAGACTCATCTACAATACTATCGTTTACAATATTATCATCAACTACATCATTGGTTTTACTTTCTTCTATAACATATTCTACCTCTCTTGCTATTTCATTATTTTTTTCTTTCCAGTTATCGTCTTTTACTTCTTGGTTTGATATCATTTCCATGATTTTTATTTGATTTAAAATTATGTCCGATAAATACTGTTCTAATTTATCTACTCTTTGATTTAAATCAATAACATCCGTCTGTTGTCTTGCCGCAATTATATCGCTGTCTTTGCTTTTTACCTTCATGCTACTGAATACAGAGCTTAGATTAATACTTTCCTTTTTTGTTTCATTTTCACCTTTTTCTCTTTTTTCTATCTCATTTATTATGTCTCGTTTACTTAAATACATATCACCCTCCTTTGTTTTGTCTCCGTTTAGCGATTCATTCTTTTGTTTAAAAAATTCGTTCATTTGTTTTTCTCTCATTGAATCTGTATTTATAACTGTAACATTGCTTTCCGGGCTATTTTTTAGAATTTTTTGCTTTAAACTACTTTTAAACTTTACCTTTTTAACCGGTTTTTTATTTTTTTCATTAACAATAATTTCAACATTATTTTTGACACTATCCGTATATTCGGGTTCGTCATTATATATTTTTAGTTTTGGGACTCCACCCGAATTTAACCATTTTAATGAGTCACCCTGTTCATATTGCTGTGTAATATTATTTAATTCTGATTCACGTTTTTCCATTGTCATCGATAACATATTACCCATGTCCATTATGGGAGCGTCCGCTTGTTCTGTAAAATCAATATCGTCGGGTGTAGATTTATTTATCATTTTCTTAAAATTTTTCTCATGTTCTTTATAACGTTTCCCTATAGACATTGTTTTTACCACCTTTTTATTTCCAAATTGTTCATAATCTCTAAACATTAATAGCTTGTTATCATTTGATGCTGATTTCAAAAATTTAAAACTTTCAGAAATGATTTGTTTATTTACTTCGCTTAAACCATCGTAATCAAATCTTTTAGAATGATAATACTTACATTTATTTTCAAAAAATTCTTTAAATCCCGCAACATCAGTAACCTGTAATTCATTTTCTGATACCAAACCCTTTAAAACATCCCATAACATATGCTTATTACTATCGGCTATGACAGACATTGATTAATATATAAATAATAATTTAATATTTATATAAATTTTACGATATAGTTATTATTTTTAAATGATTGTTAATAAATGGAATTTTGAAGCCATGGTATTCTATGGATATTGTTTGTCCATCATATAATTCTCTCCATAATCTGTTTACATCACTGTCTGTAAAAAATTTATTATCCAAATCAAACTCTTCGTTATCGGTATCCATTATTATATTTTTATCGCTAAATGCTCCCGAACTTTTAAACTTAGTTTTCACCTTAATTGTTTTTTGTTTTTTTTTAAATAAATAAGAATATTCTAAAAATAAAAATAACATTGCTTTGGATAATAAAAATAAACCAAAGAATATGTATCTTCTAGATATTTTAAACATTTTATAAAATATTACGATATTATTAATTTTTATTGAAATATTTATTCCTTAAACGTATAACTTTTTTATCTAATATTCTTTTATTAAAAAAATCGAAAGGTCTATCTTTCAAAAGTTCAACAATAAAATATAAACAATACATACCACATTCACTTTCACTATACTGGTGACGAATCTTATTACTTATATATTTATATCTCTTTCCAAATTTCCCCGACTGTTTTTGTATTTCCCAACCCAATTTTCTTAGTTGTTTGGGTGCTGGATCGCCATAACTATCAAAGTAATATATTTCTCCTAAATTACAATTTACAAACATGGCCACCCAATGTGAACCACCCCTATTATGTTCATCTAGGTTAAATATAATACCTATTTTCTTTTTCCCTCGTTCAATTGTTTTTTTTAAATCAAACTCACATAAATCTTCCCATACGCATTCTCCATGTGAAATATGGGCATCGTAGTCTATTGGACTTGGCCCTAAAAATTCGAAACAATGATATGCGTTTTCGTATTGTTTCATAAATTGTAATATTTCGATACTCGATAACCATTCTTGAGGATTTTTTTTCCATTCCTTAGGCTGGTTTGGAGAGAAAATATTTTGTAAATCGTTATTTTCTAAGTCACCCTTAAATAATTTATTTTTTATCCAGCATGATTCTTTTCCACATGTACTTTTCATGTAAATAGCTAATGTTTCCCAGATTTCTTTTACATCATTTGTAATTATCTTAGAATCAGGATGCTTAATATTCCAAATATCTCGCATTTTCAAAAGTATTTGCGGTGTATAACATGAAAAATCCAAGTCTTCCCCCTTTTTCTTCGGAGCACATTTATCTTTACTAATGTTTTTTAGAGTATATTCTTTTGTGGCTTTTTTATTTTTATTCTTATTTTTCTGCCTATTCTTATTTTTCTGCTTGTTCTTATTTTTATGCTTATTCTTATTTTTATGCTTATTTTTATGCTTATTTTTATGCTTATTGCCACCTCTTTTTACTAGGATTTTTTTTGTTTTTCTTTTTATTTTTATTGATTTTCTTTTACGCGTTCTACGAATCACCATATAAAAATATCTATA